CTTTTCCCGGACTCTTAAATTTATCTACTATCGTAGATCCTTCTACCTTCCGCCAAGATCTGTTTTACCAGATATCGGTGTTCGCACTTAGCTTTTGAAAACTCTTGTTAGAGCAGACAAATGATAGGTGGTTACGGCTTGCTTTAAGAGACAAGCTGAAGGCATTAAAGGAACTGCAGGTACGTCCATTTGGTATAGCGACGTCGTCTCCTAGTTTTGCTGGAATGATTTCCAGTTCATACATGGGAGTACTAAGTGCGATATACCTATGGAAGTCCTCCAATACCTTACCTTATCTGTATGATTACTTAAAATCCACTGGAAATATATCTTTTATTCGTTTCATTGAAACGGGTATGAAGATCTCTAGTTGACCTAAGCAATTTACAGATAAGTGTAAGACATTGGGGGGACTCGGGTTAAAACCCGAACCTGCAGGAAAAGTAAGAGTTTTCGCTCTCGTAGATTGTTTGACTCAATGGGTTATGGACCCATTGCATAAACGATTATTTACCATCCTTGGGAAAATTCCTCAAGATGGTACATTTGATCAAATCAAACCTTTAAAGGCTCTTCTCCAAAGAAATAAATCTCTTTATTCTCTGGATTTGAGCGCGGCCACTGATCGACTACCTATAGTCCTTCAGATGATCGTGTTAAGTCCTTTAGTAGGGGCAAATTTTGCCAGATTATGATCAATAATGCTAATCGGCCGGCCCTATAGTCTTCCTAAGTCAGCTTCTGAGTTTCTTTCGATGAAAGATAAACAAAAGAAGTTGAAACAGTTGTACTATGGTGCCGGGCAACCTATGGGAGCCTTGACATCTTGAGCGATGCTAGCTGTCACACATCATTTTATTGTGCAGTTTGCAGCGTTCCTGGTGTCCGGAAAGACTAGATGATTTGAGGATTATGCAATCCTTGGTGATGATGTAGTTATAGCCGACGGGCCAATCGCTCATAAATATTTGGAAATTATGAGTTGGATTGGTGTGAAAGTAGGAATTCATAAATCCCTAATTTCACCTTCCGGTAACTCTCTTGAATTTGCCAAACGATACTTCTTTAATAAGAAGGATTGTTCGGCTATACCTCTTAAAGAAGTATATGCTGGGACAATTAGTATTTCTGCATCAATTGAATTAATGCGAAAATACAAAACTTCCTTATCTCAGATACTGGCCTTTAACCATTTTGGTTATAAGTC